GGGCTGAAGCTGCGGCTTGCATTTTCTCTGCAGTAGGTTCTTTTTGAAGGTCGCGGAACACTTTTACCAGACCTACGGCCTGCGTCTGCGTAATGCCAAACGTCTCTGCCATGGAATTGGTAACGTTATTCAGAATGTTAATGCCAGCAATGTTACCCGCATAACTTCCGCCCAATTCCTTGAGTGCCGTAGACACATCAACGCCTTTCCCCTCAAGTGTCGTCAGCTGGCTTTCTGCTGCTGACATGCTATTACGCCAGGTTCCTATGTCATTAATCTGATCTGAAATTGCCCCGCCCGCAGCGCTTATAGCTTTTTGCGCATCCGTCATTGCGACTGCAATCTGCGCTTTAGCGGCATCAGAGCTTACGGCTGCAAGACGTTGAATCTTTTCTGATAGAGCGCTGACCCCGGAGTCTGTTCTAACAACGGTATCAGCTAACGCTTTTTGCGCCGTTTCCAGTTCTTTGGTTGCGTCTTTGGAGCTGAATAAAGATGGAAGCAAAGCGCCAGCCAGCGCACCCGTGATGGCAATAATTGCACCTGCGATAGCACCACCTGGGCCAAAAATAGACGCTATCTGAGAACCCTGCTGGGCAAACACCATCATGGCGTTCTGCCCCATCTGAAGCTGAACGGCAACGTCCTGGATCTGATAACCTAGCTGTCCGAAGACACCACGCATATTTCCCATGCTGCGTGTAGCGGCGCTTACAGACTGAGCTGTAGCACTGACATTTGTATCCAGCTTTTTAAACTGGGCAATGTTTTCGTCTAACGCAGCCTCAATTTCACTCAGCACCCGGTTTACTTGTCGCCCGCCCTGTAATAACGGCGCTACATCGGCACTTACTTCATAAACGATACTTCCGGCATTCTCTGCGCCTGCCATGCTTTTCTCCGGCCATAAAAAAACCCGCCGGAGCGGGTTAGTTATTGTTTATTGCCAAGGCTGTTTATGTAGCCTATTGCCTCATCAGACTGCTTGCACTGCTGCTGGATTCCGAAATCACCGCTCGATTTCTTACAGTTCTCGTTCAGCTCGGTGACCTTATTAACAGCATACATAAGCTTCTGAACTGCAACTACGCATTGGGCCTTGTTAGCATTGTCACGACAAATAGCTGATTCAGCTGATTGCAAGGTAGCTCTCATCTCACCTTCTGCATGGACTGTCGATGCGAACAAGGCAGCCAGCAATACGTATTTATTCATATCTATCCCCTGTCAGATAATTAAATCCTACCAGGAGCTGTTTATTTATCAACCAGCGCCGACATTAATTGCGACACCTTGCGCTGATGAGTTTTTCCCGGTCAGGCGCTTTGCCTTCCTAGCCAGATAATCATCTGCTACTTGATCGTACTCTTCGCGAGTAAAGCCTTTCTGCTCAGGGTATTTCGTTGCCAGCAGCATCTGAAATTTGGTCATCGTCAGATTCCCTGCTTCCTGCTCGGTCATACCGAAATGCGCCTGCGCGGCCACGATGTAATCAACGGCGCGGAACTCGGTGCTGGTCTCTCCGCTTTCATGCCGCTGGAGCTTTCGCACTTTCGCCTTGCCGATAACGCCATGGGTTATCAGTGACTGCGCAATCAGCAACATGTCGGATTCAGGCAGCGCGCCCTTTCGAATCTTGAATGTGCGACCAGTGGCTTTAGATGGGTGAAAAACACCCGTAAGAGGGCCAGCGTCCTTTTCACAACATGCATTGAGAACA